TAGTTGTGTTAACAATGCTTGTAAGTGCAAATGCACCGGCCGCAACGGCACCAGCAGCAACAGCCGCTGTTCCAATACCAGTAATCTGTTTTTGTAAACTCGCTAGGGAACTTACTGCTCCACTAGTCTGAACATCAACTGCATATGTTAAACTCGCCATACTTTAATACCTTATTTCTTACGCATTATTTCATTAATGCGTTTGGTTATATACTGTTCTGTTGGTCTTGACATACCTTCAGGTGCTTGACGACTTTTACCTGCGTCTAACTCAGTTGCATAATCATAATCTGCTTTAATTACCTGACCCTGCAACCGAGTGCGTCTTTTAGCGTTACCTGTTTTAATAGGTGTTTCTTCTTTAAAGAAGTCATATGCTTCTTTAGGTAATTTCTGAAGGGCATCACTGATACGCTTCAAACTCGGTGACATATCATTTCTTACTATTCTAATCCGAGTTTTAGCCATTCTCTTTACCTTTGTTAAACATTTCTAACAATTGATCATTACTGTAAGCCTCTACAGGTACTTGACCTTTGTTCATGGCTTTTTTATGCTGATAGTTCTCATATGTTAACGCAGCATCAATGACATAAAGATCAAAGGTATCTGCTTGCCTTAACACTTCACTCGGTAACAAGCCATATCGTTTACCAAGACCGTCAATTTGCATAATAGATAACATCTTAGGCGAATCAACGGGAATATCATCATCTGTTACTTTCCCAGTTGTGCAATAACCTTATTAATTACCTTCATCAAGATTGGAGTAGGTAAAGTAGAGTTATTAGTTAGAATCTCTTTGCCATCTTCATCAAGAACTAAAGTTCTAACAATATCAAGTAACGATGCAACATCTGCATTTTCACCCTGATTTGCTAATTTGGTAAACACATCCATAGGTTGACGGTCCCAAGTATAGAATGTTAGGGCTTCTTCGTACTCTTTGATGACTTCTTCATCGTCAATAGAGATTTCAATTAATTGAGGTTCTTTGCTAAGTTGTGAAAGTTTCATTTGTTTTCTCCTTAATTTGTTTTCACTGATATTTAGTCAGAATCGCTTGATTCTAACAGTTGATTAAGCAATGCAAGACGGAATGTTTGCTTTGCTTTTAATTGTTTGATAGTTGCCTGCATATTGTCTAGCATCGGCATCATCTTTGCTTCATCTGCAATTAGACTACGCAATTTCTGTTCGTCGGTCTTTAACCACACATTATCTTCGTTCATGATTTGTTCTTTCATTTGTTAGAAATGGGGGAGATTTTACCTCCCCCAAATCAATTAGATTGTTCCGCTAGTGAACGAACCGTCAACTGCGATAGTCAACGGAGACACCCAAACAGGTGCTTCTGGGCTTACAGTAGGTGCAAGCGAAGAAACATAGCCAGTGCCTTGATAATAGAAAGCACCGTTGCTTGCTGCGTTACCATTCATGATAATCTTGAATGAAACAGGAACCTTGTTTAAAGAAAGACCATTCACGCCGCTGAATGTTGCAGCAGTGTTTGGTGTTGCGTTAGCGTTACCAAAGAAGCCCTCAGGATCAATTACAATGTTAGTAGTAATTTCGTTGTCTGCTGGAGTGGTAACTTTGTTGGTATCAATTGAACAGAAGTCTGTCCAACTGAAGATACCAGTTGAGTTTGTGATAGTTACATCCTGCAAGCAAGTAACATTCAATGCAGTATTTGCAGTGAAGGTGTTTGCAGTGACATTACTGATCGTAGTACTGAGAATCAATGTTGGTTGAGTTCCAGTTGTGTTTACGGTAATTCTTGCCATTTTAATATCTCCTTGTGATTGGCGTTATGTGTTAAATTCTAGTCTAGTCAAATCAAATAGCCAGGTATAGACTTCTGCTCTTGTTGGTCCGTATTCTGAAGTCATATTATATGTGCGGCTAAAGTAACCGTCAAATAATTGCACCCCATCAATCTTGGAAGTAACAAGATTGTTAACAATGTCAACTACACTTGTTTCATATGGATCTTTTTGAAAACTTACATAGATAACTTCAAAGTTGTCTACAGCATTGTAGTATGCACCACAAAACTGTACACCGAGTTGGTTTACACTTCTACTTGATGTGTTCACCGTGCTAACATAAAGACCGTATCTTACCTTTGACTCATCACTAGGGAATTCGTCGTAGATAGGAATATTCCATTCTTTAGGAATGAATAGTCTTAATGCAGCAGTAATCTCAGTATCGTTTACTAGAGGTCTGTTTAGCAATAAGGCTGGTGAAATCTTAGTACTTGCCATTAGAAGTACCTACGATCACCATTAAAGTAATTAGGGTCTGCTGTCCAGTTTTCTTCCAATTTAGTCGTTGGACCATTGGGAGCGTCTTGGAACAAGTCATACCAATTACTCAATTCTCCAGCCTTAATCCATTCGTTATATGCTCTTTCTTTTGCAAAGTTGTAGTTCTGCAAATCTACCTCGTTCATGTTTGAAACATCAGTAACTAATGATTCATAGAATACGAGAATAGCGCCGAAGCAGTCTAAACGAATAAGTGTCTGGTCATTCTTGATTAGAAGATTCGGATTGAAACTTGAAATCAACTGACCATTAGGCAGATTGTCATAATAATATGCACCGATAACCGTATCGCAATAGTTTTGCCACCAACCAAACTCCATTTTGTAAAGCCATTCCTGACTTCCTACTTTGAAATATGGTTCCCAATCAACATCAAGTGCAGCAGCCCTACGCTCCGCAGCGGGATCGTAGAAGGCAATGTCTACTACAGTTGCATTTGAGATTCTTTGATATGGTACTGACATATTATAATTCCCTGAATATGGGGGAGAGCATATTCCCTCCCCCTAAAGTTTGATTAGTCTTGAAGAATGTTAATTGCGCCACCACGACGAAGGTCACCAACGCCAGAACCGAAGTATCCGACACCAGTCAACCACATCTGGAGACCACCAGGAGTTTCACCTGACTTCAACTGTAGACCTTCCTTCATAACAGTGAACAATGCACTGTCACCGAAGTAAGCACCAACAAGCACTGGGCTTGTTGAACCTTGACCTAGCATAATGCGGTTTGCAGACTGCAAGAAGGTTGTGAACATGATTTGGCAACCATATACAGATTCAATCTTACCGGTTGACAATAGTTCATTACCAAGAGCAGAAAGGTTTGAACCACCTGAAGATGCAACTGCACCACCAGTTAATTCAGCAAGAAGACGAGTCAACGAAGAACCGCTTCCACCGATTGCATTGTTTGATGCTTCAGTTACATAACCGTTTGAGTCAAGAACGATGACAGGAGCACCTGGCATACGAGCAACCTTGAAGTTCTGCTTGATGTTGCGAACAAGTTCAAGCACTTCACTTGCAGAGAAGCCAGTTGTCCAACCTGAAGTGTTTGATGGAAGACCTGCTTGAAGCAGTTCCATAGCACCCAATTCAAGAACACGCTGGAAACCGTCAGCAGGTAAAGTTGTACCTGGTGCAGTACCATAATATTCGTTGCCTGGAGTTGCTTTGAAATCCAAGAATGCAGCAGTTACACGCTGGTCAACTTTTTCAGCGAATGATTCGCCAAGTTCACCACCAAGAGTAGCAGCCAACTGGAACGAAGTTGTCCAGCCGTAGAAGATATCAAATGCAGTTGAAGCAACTGCTGGAGTTGCTGTGATAGAACCTTGTCCAAGTGAAGGGTTCTGTACAGTTGCGTTACCAGTACCCCATGAACCACCAGTGCCGTTAGCATTGTAATCCTGATAAGTGATTGGAGCGAAGTTAGGAACGAGGAACTCGTTACCCTGTGTTGGTGTTACAACATTGGTCATGTTGACAAGACCGATTGATTCGTGCATAGCACGGAGTGCGAAAGATGCGATTGCGGTTGTGAAGCCATCTGCTTCGTTATTTGGACCGCCTAATACATAAGCCATTATAATTCTCCTTTAGTTGGCATATTTTAGAGTATTTTGCGACTTGGAGCCGACGATGTTGCTGAAACTTTCATACCCTTAAGTCCGACATTCTTACCAAGACCATTTCGTGCAGCCCATGCGTTAAACGCTGCTGGGTCACGAGTATAATCTGGTATGCCTTCTTCAAGTGCACCAGCAAAACCACCTTGTCCAGGTCTTAAACCAGAACCACTGTTCCCGCTACTCTGGCGAAGAAGTTTAGGATTACCCTGCGCTACTTCATTTACGAGACCATTGATTGTTAGAGGAGAACCATCTATACCATAGCGTTCACGACCCTTGTTATCTACAATTGCATAGGTACCATCATCGTACCATTCAATGTTTGACTTTACTTTAGTTAAAGCGTAGTCAAGTAGATCGGAGTCAAATCGTTCACCCATTGCTCGTTGAATCTCTGAGTCCAAGTCACGCTCTCTCAACTTTTGTTCCTTCATAGAAAGGTCCTGTTGGAGGCGATTGAACTGTTCATGCAAGTCATTTGTAGTGACACGATTAGAGCGTCTATCTGTATTCTGTTGTTCTACTGGCTGTGCGTTGCCACCGCTGGTTTGTTGAGCAGATGTTCTTGCCATAAAACTTAACGCTGCTTCTACTGATTCAAAGTTCTGTCCACTCGCATTGCTGAGAGCATTTAGAATTGAATTAGTGGTGCTTTTGCGAATTGCACCTGCATTAACATTCTGTTCCGCATTGTTACCAGTTGCCTGGTCCTGCATTGCTTCAGGGGCTTGTTCGTTGCCAACGAAAGTATCTTCATTCATTTTAATTGTTCCTTAGTTGTTCGTAACTACCGATTTGTATTGTATTTATTCTATTCGTATAATAGAATTATCTACCTGTGTTTACCCCACCAGTTAACTGCACTGCAATTGCCTGTTGAGGTGTATATGTTATTCCTAGATTAGTGATGGGCGTTCCCGCACCACCAAGTAATGTAGCAT